ATCCTTTTCCTTTTAATAAAGAAATAAGTTTATCTGTTAAATCTTCAAGAACTTCTTTGTTTTCTTCTTCATATTGATTCCAAGAAGAAATCTCTTTAATTATTTCTTTAAAAGAATAAACCTCTTCTTCTCTTATTCTAACAAATTCTTTTGGAAGATAAGGCTCAATTCCATTAAAAGAATAGTAAGTATCTTGTTTCATTATGAATTTACTAAAATCAGGATTAAATGGAAGGTTATTCTGTAACAACTCCATCATCTGTTTCTTGGTTATTTTCGCTTTCAGCTCGTATTCCATCTTGTTTTTCCAACTCCTTATCAATTCTTTCTTTTGCTATATTAAAATATTTTTCATCTTTTCAATTCCAATGAATTTTCTATTTTCAAGAAGTGCCGCCACTCCACACGAAGCAACCCCCATTGTTGCATCTAAAACTAAATCTCCTTCGTCAGTATAAGTTCTAATTAAGTATCTCAATAAATCTACTGGTTTTCTAGTTGGGTGCGGAAATTTTTTTTCAGAATCCAAAGAAAATTCCAAAATATTAGTTGGGTATCTTTCACCTTTATTATCAATAGGAACCTGCTTCAAATCTCCACGAACAGAAGAAGAAGCTCCACGGTTTCCTTTACCTTTTGATTTATAAGGCTCACCCTTTATCATTTGTGGATTATATTTCATATTTCCATTTGGAGTATATGAACAACCCTTTTTGCCAAAGACGCAAATATCTTCTGTCAGTTTACCTGGCTGATAACGAACATTCAAAAAATTTGCATACTTATTCTTTTTCCAAATCCAATTATATTTATAAAGATTTAAATTTGAAGAAATCAAATAAGAAGTAAATGGTTGCTGTGAAAATAAAACAATTGCTCCATCGTCTTTTATAATTCTTTCAAATTCAGGCCACAATTTTTCCATTGGAATAACATCATCCCATTTACAAGCTGTTGTATTCTTAACAGTCCCGTTCAATAAGGAAGATCTGTCAATATAAGTTGTACAGATTTATCAGGGACATTTTTTAATTCTTCAAGACAATCGCCATTATACAAAACATAATCAGACATTCTTCCACTACCTCCTTTTTTATTAAAGTAAAAACTCTTCTATGTGAGTTTTTACATATTCCCATTTTTTTGGGTCTATATCACTCTTTGCTCTATTTTCAAAAAATGTAGCAAACCTTAAATTATTTAGATCGTTTGTCCCACCTTTGCTCGTTGGAATTATATGATCAATACTTGGCAACAACAAATGATCTCCTGTTTCTTTCCATTTTTTATAAATTTTATTAAATTTTTCATCATAATAAAATTTATTTATATAATTAATATACCAGTCAGTAGCCTCTTTACCGCCTGGAAATCTATCTTTTCTTACGATAACATTATTTACCCCAAATTTCACACCAAACTGCAAGATTATTATTTTCCCAATTTTCTTGAACTATATCGGCAAGTTCATTTTCATCCATTTCATCCGAAATTTCTACTTGATTTACAAATCTAAATCTTTCAATATCTTCACCAATGTCAGTAACTTCTAATAATGCTTGAAAACAGTTATCAACTCTAACTTCATTACAGTCGTTACTATATTTCATATATGAGCCAAACTCCATCGCCCAATTGTCAAACCCATCACCGCAAAAATAAATGTTACCAAGAACGGCATCTTCTCCACAATTAAACGTGTTAAAACCTTGAAGGTTATATTCTTGGTCTTCATACAATGACATAATGACTGAATTATCGTTATGCTCCTTTAATTTTTCTTCAATTTCTTTCTTTGTTAAATACATTATTGCTCCTCTAAATATTTGAAATTTTCTTCCATTTCAATAATCCAATCAGGTGTTTCCCACTCGGTTATTTCTGAAAGTTTTCTTGTTTCTTTTGGTTGCTCTTCCACCTGAATTTCTTCCTTTGGTGGTTCTTCTATTTTCTTTTTTCTTGGCATAATTTAATTATATCACAAAATAAAAAACCCGTCAATACTGACGGGTTTTAAAATTAACAATCGTTTAATTTTTTAAACGCTTCTGATTTCGTAAGCCATGCTACTGCAAAAGCCTCTAGCAATATAAACTCATTTATCATTGTCATTGGGAACCAATTAGGTATTGGCAAGAAAGTTGTCAAAGCCTGAAAAGCTGCAAAAACATAAATAGTTATACCACAAATGTAGTACACTAAATTTCTCTTTTTCTTTTGCGGATTATCTTTATTTCCTTTAGGAAAATTATAAATAATATTTGTAGCAAAAGTCAAAAACAAAATTGCAGTACTTATACAATGAATTATATGACTTGTAGCAACTGGCAAATTAAACATTCCTACAGTAGCTGGAACACCAGGTGTATTGCAAGGGAATATTACAATTCCAATTGCGGCAATTGCTTGAATCCAAGACATAATTATATCGCTTTTTCCATAGCCTCTGTAGCAAAAGAAAAACAGAGAAGTTGCAAAAAGCAAACCAATCATCCACATTCTTGAGTTTGCATAATAAGTTGCTGAAACTGAACAATACCAAAGTGGTAGATTAGTGTTTATTCCAAACAATCCAAAAAGTAAACATAGCGGAACTAAAAGAGCGCATAAAATTCCAAGCGTTCTTCTTTGAAAATTTAATGTATTCATTTAGTTATCTTTCTCCTCATCAATTCTTACATTTGCACCGCTTGTTGCCAACATAGTTCCTGCGATAGAAACTGCATTTATTAATGCTTCTGTTTGAACAAGAGTTGGCTCAATAATTCCCATTTTTATTGGATCACCATACTCTTCTGTTTTTGCATTATAAACACAATTAGATTTTATACACTCTGCTAAAACAACTTCACCATTAATTCCTGCATTTTCGGCAATTTGCTTAATTGGTTTTTCCAATGCTTTCAAAAGAATTTCAGCTCCACGCTTCATATCTTCTGAATTCAATTTGCAAGTTAATGGCTTACTTCTTGCAGTTATATAATTACCACCTGCTCCTGGAGATATTCCTTCTTTAAGGGCGGCTTTTACAGCACAAACTGCATCTATAAGTCTATCCTTAATTTCTTTAGCCTCTGTATCTGTTGCTGCTCCTACTTTAATAGTAGCCGCAGAACCAGCGAGTCTAGCAATTCGAGCATCAAGTTTTTCTTTATCTCTTCCTTCGTCTAAATTATCTCTTTGCTTTTTAAGAATTTCTACATGATTTTCAATATTTTTTGGATTACCAGCTCCACCAATAATTGAAGTTTCTGATTTAGTAACTATTATTGTTTTAGCTTCTCCTAAAAATTCAGGGCCACAATCTTTCAAATCTGCTCCAGTTGCATCTGTTATAAGAGTTGCTCCAGTCATTGTTGAAATGTCTTCCAACCAATCAAGTTTAGACTGTCCATAACCTGGGCACTTAACTGCGGCAACGCTTATGTTTCCACTAATTAAATTCAAAATTGTTACATTAAGAGCTTCACTTGAAAGTTCTTCACAGACAATGAGTAATGGTTTCTTTTGTTCTATAGAAGCCTCCAAGAATGGAGTAATTTCCTCAAGACGCATAATCTTCTTATCAGTAAGAAGTATTAAAGCATTTTCAAAATTTACTTCATTTCTCTCTTTATTATTAACAAAGTAAGAAGATGCCCAACCTGATTCAAAAGTAAGACCAGATGTTGTTTCAATATTTGTATCGATTCCTTTTGTTGCTTCAACATTTACAATGCTATCAGCTCCTGCACCTGTAGCCTCAAATGCTTCTGCTACGAGCTTGCCAAACTTTTCTTCATTGTTTGCTGATATAGTAGCAACTTTTTCTATATCGCCTTCTTTAAGTGGTGTTGAATTTTCTTTAATTCTTTTAACGATTTCTTCAACTGCTGCATCCATACCACGCTTAAGTTCTATAGGCTTACATCCAGCTTCAATTGCTTTATATCCTTCTTTTACAAGTTCATATCCAAGAACAATAGAAGTTGTAGTTCCATCACCTGCAGTATCATTTGTTCTAAGAGCAATTTCTCTCATCAAACGAGCACCTGAGTTTTCAACTGGATCTACTAAATCTATATCTTTAGCAACCGAAACACCGTCTTTTGTAATGACTGGAGCTCTCATTCCAGCCATAGCAAAAAATCTACCACAAGGACCCAAAGTTGAGCCAACAGCTTTTGCTATTTTTTCAGCTCCAGATAACCATTTTTTTCTTAAATCTTCATCAAAATAAATTTCTTTCTTCATAATACACCATTATAAATAATTAATGGGCTTTTGTCAAGCCCATTATTAATTAATCTCCAAGAGCGTCGGACATTTCTTGTTCTAATTCCATTGCCATATCTTCAAAAGAATTATCATCTTCCGAATCACTCTCACTTGTAAATTCTGACAAACTTCCTTTTCCCGAAGCTGCGGCTTTTCTTTCTTGTCGCATTCTTTCTTCTGCTGCATCCAATAAAGGTTGAATTTTGTCTATATATTCTTCTTCATGTTCAGCAAAAACTTTTAAAAAGTCTTTCTTAAAGAAAGGTGTATCTATAACACCTGGGATAACATATCTATTTCCTGTTTTCTCTGCAAGTTTAAAATCTATAAGAAGTTTTAACATTCCAGAGTTTCTAACTGGCCCATAAGCCAAATCAAGAATAAACCAACAGTTTCTTCCCTCTGTTCCAAAACGAGATTTTGTAGCAGTTGCTCTAATAATCTTCATAGAATTACCAAGAGAAGTTTTTCTCCTTTCTTTTTCTTTATCCTCTGTAGCTGTATCTATTTCTTCAGAAGAAGACATTTCTGTTAATTTTAGATTTAAAGAAGGATTATAAACAACTGCTTGTCCACCTGCCATTACCCAAGGATCATACTGATTACCAATGTTTGTATAAACCTTAGATGCAAGTAAAACTGTTGCTCCAATTTCATTAAGTTCTTCATCAAGAGCGAACAAGTTATTTAATAATTTTCCCGTCAAACCCATATCTTGAACACCATCAACCTTTGTTCTGAATGGTTTCATATTTGAAATAGAATCGACAATAATAAGAATTTTTTCTTGTGATCCTCTATATTTCATAGCATAAACCAACTTCTTTAAATAACAAAGAAGTCCTCGAACATAAGTATATTTTTCTGTTACTAATTTAGAAGGAACATCTCTATCATTTACCGCTTCCATTTTGTCAGGGTTATCATTTGCAACTCTGTATGAATCAAGAGTAGAAATATGCGTATATCTTACTCTGTCAAGTGGTGCATCAACAAATTTAAACAAACCAAGCCCAGTTCCACCACCTTCTGAGTCAATAAGAACAATTCTATCAAACTGATAAAAGTCTATATTTTCCCATTGCTTTGCTCTTGAAGCTACTGCAGGCATTAATGATTTTCCCGTTCCTGAAAGACCCCAAAGATTAGAAATTCTTCCACCTGGATAACCACCTCTGAGCTTCTTTGAACAAAGATAGTTAAGAGCCCAGTTTCCAGTATCTACATAGTAATCAACAGTGTCGTCAGTCTTTGACAAATCCTGCATTTCTGTAAATTCTTGTTCGATAATTGAATCAAAAATAGAAGTTTCTTCTTTTTTTTCCGTCTCTTTCTTTTTAGCCATAAATCCTCACTTATTTTTTTGCCAACTAAAGGTGGGTTTCCCCACCTTTTAAATTATATAGAATTCAACAAAGAATCAATATCTTCTTCTTCAGAAGCTGGTTCTTCCTTTGAAGTCTTTGGAGCTGCATAAATTGCATCATCCATATCATCGTTTGGCAATTCTCCTGGCTCGTCATCAGCTCCAGGGCCATCAAGGAATTCTTTAAGAACTCTCTTAAGTTCATCAGCACTTTCAAATTCTACAAGCTGCTTATAATCCATATTTGGAAGTTCTGCCAAAAGCGACTTAAGTTTTGCTGCGTCATTGAAAATAGGTGTTGAAGTTCCTGAGAACATAGAACCATCGTATTTTGTTTGTTTCTTCTGACCTTTCTTGTTGATAGAAAAATCTCTACCAGTCTTTAAATCAAGTGGCTGACCAAATTCACCACTTTCCATAGCGGCCATGATGATTTCTCGAATGCCCTTTCCAAATTCATAGAATTCTGGCTTCCATTCAATATCTTCATCTTTTTCGTTTTTGTTTCCACGAACAATAATACGAGAAACGTAACGTTCCTTAGCGCGAAGTTCTCCCGCTGTCTTCCATTCTGAAGAATCTTTATCTCCACCTGAAAGATTATAGAACTGCTTTGATTTTTTGCAGAATGGACAATCTTCTGCTTCGTGAACATTTCCGTCTTTGTCTGTAAGGGTTTGATTTAAACAAAGATAAGCTCTTCCATTAACATAATGTACCAAATGCTTCTGATAGAAGAACTCTTCATTAAAGTTTTTTAACTTAGGAAGGAATCTAATTTTTGTAACACCTTCCTTTTTTGGTGACCAGTACTTAGATGAGAACTTTCCAGCCTCATCTTCCTTCTTCATAGCATCCAACATGGATGTTACGTCATCATTTCCAAATTCTATTTCCATTTATATCTCCTTACGATGCTAAATGCTTAAATGCTCTAAGGCTTAATGCTGCATCGTTATTACCTAAATAATACCAAATTATTTTTTCTTGTCAATATTAACTTGTTTCTTCTTCTAACAAACACAATTAATTAAAGCCAATCAATAGTAGGCTTTCCTTTAAAATCCTTTTTGAAAACAAAAAAAGCGTAGCACAAAGCTCCACTTGTTTTAGTTTCTATATCATCCTTCCAACAATCAACTCTTTCTCTAAAAATAAGAACATGTTTTGGTGGATATTTATCAAACAACTTCCCACGTTTTTTTCCTTCAAGGAATTGTATTCTTCCAAGCATTATATAATAACCTTTATCTTCCAACAAACTCAAAGCCTTCTCAGCAAACTCTGTTGCAATAGAATATGGTGGATTAGTAAAAATACAATCTATATTTTCTTTTTTTTCAGCTTTTAGAAAATCAGCTATTTCAACACCTGGCAATCCTCTATCAACTATATCAGAATAATTTGTAACATTAAAACCATTATTTTTCAATGAGCTTATCATTCTACCATTTCCTGCAGCTGGCTCCCAAATTTTCCAATTTAAACTTTCTGGGATATTTTCTTTTAACCAATTACATACTTTATCGGTTACATACTCTGGAGTGCTGTAGAAGTCATCCTTTTGCCTTTCACCAACTGCATGATTTGTTGCTCCCAAACATTTAAAAACTTTATCCATCTTTTCTCCTAAAATATCAAATCATCAGGCATTAAATCTGCCAAAACTTCTTTTGTTAAATCAAAATTCATTTCGCTTTCTGTATAAACTTTTATTTTTCCATCAAATATATAAAAATATACAAATTCTTCTTCGGGATATTTTTTTTGAAAAATTTCTTTAATTAAAGAGTTTAAATTTTTATAATTATTTATATTTACCTTAAATTCTAGTTTAGTCATTAATTTTCCTTTGTCAATATTTTTCAGATAAAATTTCGTCTATTTCTTTTTCTGTAATTTTTCCTTCAAGAACCTGATCAATTTCTTCATTTATATTTTTCTTTTCTAATTCTCTTTCAAGACTTTTATTTGTAAGTTCAAGATTCTGATATTTAATTTGCAAATCGTTATACTGAGTTTCCCAAGCATTTAAATCTTCTTTTGCTTTAGTACTTGCCTTCTTTAAAAGATTTTTCAGATCTTCTTCTGTATATTTTTTATCAGTATTAATTTCTTTTTGTACCTCTTCGAATCTTTCCTTCCAATTATTCACTGAAGTTTCAAGAACAGTGTTTTTCTCTTTTTCCTCTTCATATAATTGAGTAATTTCTTCCTGTTTTAATTCTAAAGACTCAATTTCTTTTTCGAGATCTTCAATATGAGCTTGCATATTTTCTTGAATCATTGTATCGAAAAAATCTTGCTCGTTATGTTTTTGCATATATTCATTACTTTGTTGAATAAAGATTTCTTGAGAACTTATTTTTTCTTTCAAATTCTGAATAGCTTCTTTAAAAAAATCTAATTTTTCTAATACTACCTTTTCTGTCATAAGCACCTCTTAATAAAAAACTTTTCCTTTACTTCTTACATCAATTCTTTTCCTTAAAGCATCTAAATATACTTCGGATTCTTTTAATTGTTTTTCTTTATTTTCATTCGAACTAGCAAACTCTATAACTTCTAATAATTCTTTATCAGTTAAAGTAAGAATTCTTTGTCTTAAAGTAGTAAAAATTTCTTTTACATCTCCTTTAAAATCATTAATGTTTTTAATTATATAATCTTTTTCTTGCTGTCTGATTTCTTTTATCTCAGGCATTTTTTCAAACTCTTCTACGGTTCTATATAACGCAACTGGTTCGCAAGTTTTTTTAATGTCAAATACAGCTACCGAAGGTGAATTAACTTGCAATGTAGAAAAATAGCAATAACATTTATCCTTCAAAGCTTCATATCGCGATCTATCAATTTCAAAATTAAAATAACCATCATAACCCATTGCTTTTATTAAGCCTATTAATTTTCTTCTTTTAGTTTCAGTTATATCAAGCCAATCATTATTTTTTAATTTATCAATATATTTAAGAAGATCAGAATAATTACTATTAAGATGACAACTCTTTCTTAAATTTGCCTCATCTGTTTTTGAACGCATGTTAAATATATTAGCAGTATCTTTTAACCTGTAAACTTCTACATTTCCTTTTAACCCAAAAGAGTAAGCCAAAGCGTATGATAATCTTGTAGTTAAATAAGTTTCTTTAAATTGCTTAAGAGATTCATCATACTCTGAAACTCCACGATAATAAAGCCTATTTTTATTTGTATATTTTTGCTCACTAATTAT